GGCTCAAGGAGATGGTGGCGGGGGCGGCTCTCCGGGTGGCGGCGCCGCACCGGGCGCCGGAGGCGGAGCCAGCGAGTTCGAGAACGCTCAAAGGACGCTACAGGATCTCCAAAGAGATGGGATCATTACCTCCGATGAACTGACTGCAGCACTTGAGCGCTTGAGAGTGAAATACGGAGAGACTGGAGATGCGGCTTCGTTCGCAGCAGAAGGGTTCGGTGAGTTTCAGGAGATCGCACAAACGATCGCACAGTTTGCTGTGGACAGCTTCGCGGATAGCCTCAACACAATAGGGCAGGCCTTTGTTGGATTCACAAGCAGCAGCGAGGATGCCGGCGACGCGTTCGAGGAGCTTGGCGATAGACTCCTCGATTCATTCTCCAGCCTGATCGATTCATTGATTGAGCAGCTCGCCATCCTTGCGGCGCAGAAGGCTCTGATCGCGCTGGTCGGTGGCGAGAGCACAGAGCTGGGCACATTACTTGCTGGAACAAGAGCCGAAGGCGGCGACGTAAGTCCAGGGAAGCGATTCCTTGTGGGAGAGCGCGGTCCTGAAATCTTCGAGCCTAGTTCGTCGGGGACTATCGTTCCTGCGGGTGAGTCTGCTGCGTTCATAGCTGGGATGGACTCCAGCAATAGGCCCAGCCAGCCCATCAACGTCATGGCTGCCCCTGCCCAGGTTCAGGTTGTGAACGTTTCCGATCCGAACGAGGTCCCCAATGGGATCGAGAGCACTGCTGGACAACAGTCCATAATGAACGTCATCAAACGCAACCGTCGCCAGATCAGCGCAACGCTTCCCAGGAATTAGAGCCATGACTTGGAACGAGAAGACGACTTGCAATGATTACATCGAGGCGCTTGAGGACTTGATTCATGTGGTCACATCCCGCCATATGGCGACCGTTGTTCGTGTCGCGCAGGGGGCTAACTATGCGGTGGGGGACATCCTGGCCATCGATAACACTAGTTCTACTCGATTCTTTGACGCCCAAATTGAGGTTACGGCAGTCTCATCTGGTCTGATCACGGACCAGAGAATTTATCGTGGGGGGGCATATACTGTGGACCCCCCGAACATTTCTCCAAGTACAACGACTGCCGTGACCGGGGTCGGCACAGGGGCCACGTTCACCTTGACGTTCGCCGCCACGGGTTGGACGGTGCTCTCTCGGCGCCGTGTAGCGGCCTCTGCCGTGCAGAACCCTGGCGGGGCCGCATACACGGTGGGCGATGACGTAACGCTTGTTGGGGGGCAACTGTGGTCCGCAGGCGTGGCTGCTGTGTTCAACGTAGACACAATCGACGGTGGCGGCGCCATCACAGGGCTTTCGCTTGTGACTGCAGGCGACTACGAGGTGATCCCTGCCAACCCAATCACCGTCACCGGAGGCACGGGGAATAGCGCCCTTTTGGATGTGACGTGGACAGACTCGGTTGGCGTTGAGAATGCCGTGGTGCTTCAAGGCAACGCTGGCGCAGAGACGGATCCCATCGTGGGGATCTTCACCTATTCGGACCGCACCGATGCGACTGGCGGGCCTACGGTTCGGAACTGGGCCATTTTCTCAATGACCGCATGGTCCGACCAGTTCTCCATGTACGAACAGGCGAACATCTCGCCGGGGTTTGAGCTTTCGCCTCCGGGGCTTACGGTCGATCTAGTCAACGGGGGGGCCTTTGTTCCATTGAAGGCCAGCGATGCCTTCGATATTGAATGGGCGATTTCGGCAACGAGTCGTCGCGTATTCATCAGCTTCAAGGTGGAGTCTAACATCCCTACTGTGTTCGAAGCGCATTGCTCCTTTGGCCTATTCAATCCGTTCGGCGTGCCCGCAGAGCTTCCCTACCCCGCATACGTAGCAGGGGCTACGGACAGACCGAATGCCTATTATGCAGACACTGCTCCGGAGTGGGGCGGGCTCGTTCAGGTGCTTTCGCGTTCGCTCAATGGTCCGTTCTTTGCCTGGACCACAGAGGGCCAGTGGGCTTCCTTAGCCGCTGGGTTTCTTTCGTCTGATATCAACCCAGGAATCACCTATGGACAGGGCCAATTGAATGACAGGGCATGGCTCTGGCCAATCGGCGCCGGGGCTCAGATTTTTGATGACGATCAGATTTGGATTTTGTCATCTGGAACGAACTCGTTTAATACGGATCAGATTGTTCTCGCTGCAAATCCTACGCAGATTTACCCAACGCCAGGAACTGGAGGCACATCTCCACCGCTTTACCCTGTTATCGGTGGCCAAACTAAGACAAGCGCGCCTGTCCAGTATCGCCTCTTTGGCGAGGTGGACGGCGTTTTCTGGTTCTCGCTTGCAGATACCGGCCTCACGAGTCGAGACAGAATCATCTTCGGGAACACGCGATACAAGGTGTTTCAGAACGGAACGAGAGCTGATGTCTGGTCCTATATCGCCGTCAGGGAAGACTGAGCAATGACATACCAAACAGGAACAGCTTCCGATCTAGAGGATCTGCTTTCGATCCTAAACACGTTCGCTATCGGAACGCCCGCATATGTAGCCGGATACTCGCCAAATCCAGACACAACAAATGGCTGGTTTGAACTGCACAAGGGAAGCCTGTCCTTCAGCTCAAGATATGTCACCGCAACCCCCTTGCACCTAAGCTGTCATCATGCAATCACGTTTCTTAACTCGTCCACTGCGCCTGGCGATCACACTAACGACAGCGGCAATGGATACAACACTACTATCGCGACAACAAACACGAACATCCTTGGCGAACGGTGCGTGAGCGATATCGGCAATGGACCGTTTATCAGCTACCATATGTTCCACGATGCGGTTGGCTCATACGATTACATTCATGTAGTCGTCCAGGCTTCCCAAGCTAAATATCGGCATTTCGGGTTTGGCACGCTAGACAAGTTCAACAGCTTCGTGGGGGGTGAGTATGTCTACGGGCATTTTCAGGCTGTAAGTTCTACCCAGCCTGGCGCTTCCGGATTCCACTCAACTCTTCTTGATGGGTTAGGCACAACGTCCTCAAAGGTTGCAACAATCCGCATTGCGGACGCTGGTCTTTTGAACCGTGGAGCATCGAACTTTGGAATCTGTGGGAATATAACCACGCCAGGAAATGATTCAGACTCCGTCGCACGCCAGAAGACTCCAGGAGGCTACAGGTCTGGTGGATTTGAGATGCGAGCATTTGGATCTACATCGGGCAACTCATCATCTGGGTTCATTTCAATGGCTCCGATACCCGTCTACTACAAAGACCCGAATAATGCTCGCTTTCAGCTTTTGGGTTGGCAGCCAGATACGAAGCAACTCAACATTAGAAATTTCCAACCAGAGCAAGAAGTCACGTTCGACGGCAGCACTTGGATCTTGTTTCCGATGTCGATCAAGACAACTGCATCTGTGAATGATAGATCGCAATTCTTGGGCATCGCATACAAGAAGGTGGTCTAGGGCCGTGGCCGATCTCACCGTAGCCGTAGTTCCTTTGGTCCTTGGGCTTTCTATTGCAGTTGAGGCCAGGGGAACATTGGGACCCGTAGGGCTTGGGCGAGATGATATCCAGGCGTTTGCGACACCCAATCCACAGAACACCGGATCTGTTACGTTCTCCTTTGCTGCTGAGTTCCAACAGTCCGCATCGAATGCATTGACGGTCACTGGCGATGCGTTGGAAGCGCAGCAAAGTTCGTCTGGTTACACTTGGTTCGATCATTTCCATATCATTCCTCGATCGATCACGTTGGGAAACGTGGCGAGCGATGTGACTGTGGCGATTACGGTATTCAGCGCGCACAGGAGAATATCGGAGGCATGGACGGCCTTTACGAACAACGCAGGCGTGGGCACAGTCCTAAATGGAGAGCCTATCTTCCCCGAGACAATCCCTCCGTTCGGCGTGTTTGCCGGCGTGGCGTTGGCCGTGGATAGCAATGGCGCCCCGTTCGTCAACGCCACACTCGACTTCACATTTGGATCGGAAGTCATTCTCCTTCCGGTCACGCTCCAGCGGCTGTCGATGTGGATTACTAAGCCTGAGAGGAAGTACTCGGAACTCCTGGAATGGCTAACCACCATCTATAAGGCTCGCAGCGGCAAAGAGAAGCGCGAGCGCCTCCGCGGGAGTCCGCGCGTGACGTATCGATACAACTTCCGCATGCTGGACAGCGCCCCAGACAGGCAATACACCGAGAACCTGATTTTCTCGCGTCAGAGCATCAACATCGGGATGCCCCTGTGGAAACATCAGACGTTTCTGACATCGCCAGTAGTCGCCACTGATACGGTGTTGAATGTAGTAAGCACGTCGTTCAGGGATTTTCGCGTTGGAGCGCCGGTCGTGATCTTCGCTTCCGGCGATACCAGATCGTTCGATACGCACGAGATCCTTTCACTTACAGCAACGACGATCACCCTTGTGACGCCGATGTCCAATCCATATGCGACCGGCCTTGAGGTTTATCCTGTCCAGGTGTGCGATATGAGTCCCGCTGCTGGTGGCGCCCGATGGACGGTGGGGCTTACTTCATTCCAGGTAGAGTTTGGCGTCATCGACAACGACCTCAACATCGGCAGCCTGGTGGCATTCAATTCCTATCTGACGCGCCTTTTGATGGATCAAGGAAACCTAATGGGTGGTACCACGAAAAGGGAGTCCCATGCCATAGACGTGTTTGATGCCGATTCTCTCACGGGAGTTTCTGTTCGAACTACGAACTGGCCCAACTCAAGAAGATCATCTCCACTAACTCTCTACACTTCGGGCCACCAGCAGGAGTGGGAGACGCGCCAGATGTTCTATGCGCTTGCTGGAAGGCAGGCGTCGTTTGAGTATCCCAGAGCAGGTCCAGACTTTGTCGCCACGGTGGCTATCGCATCATCATCTGTTTTGTTGCAGATCGAGAATGTCGGATACACGCAATTTGTAAATGCTGTCCAGCCAAAGAACACGCTTCGCGTGAACAAGACCGACGGCTCATCCCTCATCCGAGAGATCGTATCGACGACTGAACTTAGCCTTACTCAAGAACTACTAACCGTGAATTCCAATTGGGGAGAGAACGTGGCAATCGCGGACATCGAAAGCATCGAATACGTCGAAAGGGCAAGGCTAGATAACGACACCTTAGAGATCCAACACGACATAAATGGTTCGACTGCTCGATTCCAAACTTCGTTGAGGAGTGTTCTTGAATGACTTACGTTGCGCAAGAGACAAGCATCGAGGGTGGAGCGCCTGTTGAACTGTTCGAGTTCGATTTGGGATCCTCGATCAGATTCTACACGTCCTCAGATGCAGACGTGACCCCAGGTGGAGGGCAGACATACACAGCGGTCAGCATTCAAAGAGGCGACACAAGCGATGGGACGACGAGCAGAGAAAGCGAGACGCAGGTTGTGCTCCCAACTTCCGATGTCGTTTCCCAGCTCTACACGGCCAAGTTGCCGGGAGTCCGCCTTGGTCTCAAGATCCTCCGCTACCACAGAACAGACACCGCCGAAGAGGTGGTAGAACTGTTTGATGGGCTATGCATTTCTGGGAGCTTCAGGAAGAATGCATCCGAGTGCGTGATCAGCGCGCGAACCTCCGTAGGAGGTGCAGGAAAGATTCTCCCGCGTAGGACATATCGGTCTCTCTGTAACCACACGCTTTATGATGCCATCTGCCAAGTTGACGATACAAACCCTTCATTTAGGGCATCCAACATCTCCGTAACAGGATCAGCTTTGAACGTGCTCACCGTGACTGGGATAGGCGCTTTCGATCCGGGCTGGTTCACCGGAGGATATGTGAAAAGTCTTGATGGAACTGGTGATCAACGACTCATACTAAATCACACCGGCAACGACCTGACTCTCCTATCCCAATTCTTCATCATCCCACCCACAGTGAACATCTTTGCCGGTTGCGACCATTCATCGGTGGTTTGTGCTGTCAAGTTCCTTAACTACGCGAGGTTCGGCGGGTTCATTAGTGTCCCGCTGAAGGATCCATTTAGGAGGTTGGTCTAATGGCCTTCTGGCTTGTTTTCCTGCTTTGGGCAGCTACGTATGCCATCGGCGAATTGATGCGACCCAAGGATGATGAAGAGGAAAAAGATAAGGGCATAGATGATCCCTCTTCTAAGGAAGACCGACGCATTCCTATTCTGTTTGGCAGAACCAAGATCGATTCACCCAATGCTCTCTTCGTTGGCATACCTTTGGAGGAACCCATCCTTCTCAGAAGGAAGACTGGGCTGTTTACATCAACACGAGATGTTGTTGGATATCGATATAGCGTAGCGTTGCAACTCGGATGGTGTTATGGACCAGTGAAAGATATCACTCGCTTGTGGTGGAACAAGGATGATATTTTCTACGACATAGCGGACGGCGATCCTATTATCAACTCCTCCAATTCCACTCTGACGAAAAGGAATCTCAACTTCTTTGCTGGAGCACCCGGAAGCAGTACAGTTCCTGCCGTTTGGGATGGGTTCTCGCTAACGTGGGAATGGAAACTGGGTACGTTTAATCAAACGGCAGCGACCTACTACACGCTGAGCGGCGACCAAACGATCAACGCGCAGATCCCAACCTACCCGGGCATATGCTATTCAATGAATCTGGAGTTTCCTGTTAACTTGGTAACTGGCGGTTTAGCTAACAGCTATGTTGGCAACAGCGGAAAGGTTCCGCCCATCTCCGCAGAGATCAGTAGATTCCCAAACGGGATAGGCCTTACCGGAACGATGGAGGAGGTCAATGGGGCTGATGCCAATCCCGCCTGCATTCTCTATGAAATATTGACAAATGCAGATTGGGGACTTGGCGTGCCTGCAATAGAGGTAGACACGGCGAGCTTTGTCACGGCTGGGACAGCACTTTTCGGGGAAGGGAACGGGTATACCAACCTGATCGATGTGAAGGAAGACATCCTCAACCTGATAAGGGGAGTTGAAGAGCACATGGATGGCATTCTGTTCAAGAGCCCGACAGCAGGAAAATGGCAGATCAAGCTGTTCCGGACCGACTACAAGCTGCTGAACCTGTTTGCTGTCAATGAAGACAACATCATAGAAGTGTCCACATTTACGCGTGGCACCTGGGAGGGGACCACGAACCAGGTCACTGTCAAGTTCAAAGACCGCGAGGATAACTACAAAGAGACTAGCGCTTTCTCTCAGGATATGGCAAACGAGTTTATCGTTCAGTCTGCTGTGGTTACCGAAAAGGTATTCCCTGGTTGTAAAAATCGGTCCCTTGCCAACAAGCTTGCATGGAGAACCCTTCGAACGCTGAGCTTCCCTTTGGCACAAGGCGCGATCATTGTTGACCGCACCGCATCGAGTGTGTCTCCAGGTCAAGTGCTTAGGTTTACCAATGCTGCTCTGGGCATTACGGACATGGCTATCCGCGTAAAAGAGGTGGATTTCGGTAACATTCTTGAGGGCTCTATCCGAATTGAATTCGCAGAGGACATCTTCTACGACGCAGCACCCACCTTCGCTGACCCGCAGGACACAACGTGGACCGATCCAGGTCTAGGAGACTTGCAGGCCATACCTGCTGCAGAGCAATTCATAATCGAGGCTCCGCGTGGAATCATCATGCGGGATGATGGGTCTGCCACCGATGATGCGTCCAAGATATTCTGCGTGACTCGTAGGCAAACAGCAGAGTCTTTTGTATTTGGCGTTCAGGCAACGAGTACTGACGGAATCAATGAGGGCGCTTATACCCAGGAGATTAGTTCAGCTAGCTTTGCTTTCATCGGATCGCTTACAGTAGCAATCGATCCGGGTGGGCAGTATGTAGGATCGATTCCAGAAATACAGATTGACGCGCTGCCATCGACAGCTCTGGATATCGAGGGATCGTTTGGAACGATTGTCAATCCAGATGACCTTGGTACGGACTTATCACAACTTTGCTACATCGACGGAACGAACGGCGGTGAGTTCATCCTTGTTACGTCTAGTGGACCGGGCATCGGCGGAGATGTAACATTGAATGATGTATACCGTGGCGTCTTGGATTCCGTTCAGCAAAGACACGAAGCCGGCGACCCCGTGTGGATGATCTTTCTTTCAGGGACGGTATCCTTCTCGGAAGTTGTGAATGGAGAATACGCGCATATCCGGCTCGGGCCTGCTGCCTACTTCGGCAACATCGATCCACAAGATGCGGCTGTTACAGAGGTCGCAATTCAGATGACCCAACGCGCCTTGCGGCCGATCCCCCCCAGCGAATATAAAGTCAACACGGTCCGCTATCCTTCGAGCGTTGCGTTTGGATCCTATCTAACCGAGGCGTCTAGCCTTGACTTCGAAATCACTAGGCGGGATTACCGTCAAGTGAACGAGGTTGAAGCCCTGACTGTGGATGCGGGCACTCTGAATAGCGATTACCCATCGTTCAATAGCACCACGCATGAAGCAATCATCGCAGACCTTGCGAGCGTCCCATATCTCTCCGCGTCGTTTGCTTCGGGGACGACGGTGTCTATCACCCAACTTGATTTCGTTCAGGTCCTAAATGACTCCTCGTACCCATCAAGCGTACGGCTTGAATTCCGCGCCCTCCACACGGTCAGCTCTGGCCAGCTATTCAGTAGAGACAACACATATCGCGTGACGCTCCTTTCGTCGCCCCTGATTGCAGCCTTTACGTTCGGCGCAAGGACAACAAATATCGACACGAACAACTACGTCGTGACGGCCGGCGACGCGGCGGCGGGCGTGGATGTAACGATCTCGTCAGCGTACACAACTGGCGATGTCCAGTATCGGATCAATGCTGGCGCGTGGACTCAGGTGATCCCGGCGGCAAGCACGACTGGAGCCATTCTCGCTGCCGCATTGGCGACGAGCGACACTCTGGAGTTCAGAACCACCTCATCTGAAACCCATCAAAAGGGTTTCGAGCTAACGCAAACAGGCCCCAACACCCTTCTCGGCTATGGCCTGTTCTTCGCATAAGGGATTCTTCGTGTGTGTGGCCTCCTGCAAAGGATCCTCACGGGCCGCTCGTAAGGGCGGCCCGTACCACCATTAAGGGAGATGCTATGGACCTAATGAAACATGAGCGACTGATTGTCGATCGACGCCGCAGGGGTGAAAATCAGAAAGTGGCAGCGAGGCGACACGGCATCTCTCTATACAGATACAGGAAATGGGAGTTGGGTCAAGATCCGGAACTCCCGGCAGTGGCCGCCGGAGGTGCGCGTCAGTATGAGCGATTGTTTATCACAAGAATGCGGGCCAAGCATTCTCTAGGGAGGGTGGCCGATGCAATTGGCATGTCGAGATGGTGGCTATGTCAAATTGAACACGGAAAGGCGCCAGCGGATCGGCTAGAGGCCTATTGGAGAGAGCAGTCACAATCAAAGAGACTGGAGAGCGGAGGATAGGGCTTGCGAAGATTGCGCACACGATCTAATGTTCTCGTGTTCTTCCTCCTCTATGGGGGGCGCCCCATCCTGGACTCTGTGGGGGCGCCCTCCATTTTTCTACTTGCGCAAATCGGCGAATAGATGGAAGCTGGGTTCTGCTATGAAAATCATCTCTTGGGCTGTTCTTATCGTGTCGCTTGTCGCTGCGGCATCCTTCCATCTGCTGTCGAGCACGTCGAGAAGCCTTCACCTGAATATTCCTGGATCAGCTTCTGAGCCCCCTGGAAGGACATTCAAAGGAAACCAAACAAGCGATACGGCGACGGCTCGAACGGAATTGCCCTCTGGACTGGATGTCTTGCATTCCGCGCACGGGTCGATCCAATCGGAACTTCTCAGGATCTCGCGGCTAGAGGATTGGTCCTTGGTGAACGATCAGTGGCTTCCCACTCCATCTGGATGCGTCTACTGGATGAAGCATCGCATCGAACAGATCCAAAGGATTGTCGGAAACGATCAGGCCAAAGCCATACTCCGTGGATGGAAAAGGGAATGGCCACCCTATGAGGGATTCCCTACCGAATCCGATTACGATCGTGTTTCAAACAATAAACTCGCGGCGTTCTCTTCTGTTTTGGAATTCAAGACGTACCAATCTTACGTTGAGGAAGCTCTCTCTAATCCAACGCTGGGCGTATCTGAAAAGGAGAGCCTGGGCGCATTGAACAAAGCATATGCTCAATGGATAGAGGACGCCTGGGAACGAGTAGGATCAGGAGACGCCTACCCTGGATGGAACGATCTGATGCAAATGGGGCATCGCATGCAGATTGAATGATTCGCCCCGGACCAACACTGGAAAGAACCCATGAAGCATCTAGCACTACTCCTCGCCGCGCTGTTCGCCTTTGCCGCCATGTCTATGGCAGAGGTGTCAAATGGCAACAAATACAAATGCGGACCAAACGGCACCGTCACAGCCAATGTCAGTGTCGATGCCACTGCCAACACGGCCAACGTAACCTTCACCCGAGATGGAGATGAGAGTTCTTCGACCACCGGGAGCCCGGGAGGTTCGGGAGGGGATACCGTTGAGGATACGGGCGGAACGATGAAGGAGACGAACGCCGATGGCGAAGAACTAGAGTGCAGAGTCTCTGATGGAAAATGGCAATACAAGAATAGCAATGGCGATTGGATTGATGCCGGATCTCCTCGGAAGAAGATCGCGCATGGGTCTTCGAGTTCGCTGACCACAACGCATGTTGCATGGCCCGATGAAGAGATCATTTCTCTTCCAATAGTTGCAGACCGCGATACGTCTCGAAACGTCGGAGGTTGAATTTCCTCCTGCGCTCTCTCGTGTCTCGAAAGAGGAGGCGACTGCCCTTTATGGCAGTCGCCTTTTTGCTATTTGGCTTTGCGCCTATTTCGAAGCTTGATCCATCCTGCTATTGAAGTCAGGAATGCCGCTATCCCTATTCCCACCTGGGCCCACACCTCCGGGGAAAGCCCCATGATGATAACTGGGTCTGGGGCCTCGGTTCCTTCCCCTACTGGATGGTCTATTTCTGGACCGTCTGCGCCCACCGCGGCCGAGGCTGCATTCTTGATGATCACCGAGACGCCGGCCGGGGGGACGGATGCAGCAGTCACCATAAGAGCCATCATTCGCTCAGTGGCGCGCGCCGAGCGCTCCGTGGCCCGAGCTGACTGCGTGGATCCCCAGCCCCAGGTGAATCCGCCGGCAATGCTACTCCCGCTTCCACTGATGGAGATGGGGAGCTTCCCAACGTCCCCATCGGAGTCGGGGGAGTGCTGGATGTAGAAGACGTGGATGGCGTCAGGCAAGAAAACGCTGGGCTTGGTTCCGGCGCATCCCGCGGCTGTCGCTACAAAGAACAGGGCTGCGAGTAGTTTCATGGCGGCCGTGATCGTAAACCGCGAAGGCTTCTGGCGCACGCCCCCGCAGAGCAGGGTACGTTTGGTTTGCCTGGCAAGAGGCCCGGCTGAGACACAAAAACCAACACCTAGCTCTACAGCAAAATGAAGCACTCGATCCTACTCGCGGCAGTCGCCGCTTCCCTCTCCTTCGCAGCATCTGCCCAGCAGGCCGAGCCCTCGGCCGAGCAGCGCCTTGTGGAGACCATCGCCGACGCTTTCAACCTTCCCCCCGGCGAGTACCAGCACAGGGCAACACAGGCCTTCCTGGACGATGTCTTCGTTCAAACGGGAGTCGCCCCTGAACGCACAGCCGGAGCCATGGACGACCTGGGGATACCGGGCCCGATGGCCTTCTTTCATGTTGAGGCCACGCCTTACGGCCGGAAGACGATCTTCCAGACTCTCTATGTCTTTGAGAGCCCTGATTTTGGGAAATTCTTTGTCCAGATGGGCACCGGCCACGGACCCGTCATCGGCATTTGGAACATCAAGGAATCAAAGATTCTCTTCGGCACCGACTCGGGCACGAAGCTCGATATCCATCTGCAGGCGCCTTCCTTCTGGACGGACGTGACGTATGACACCGCGGCGCCTTTGGCGCAGATGTATTCGACCTTCTACAGCAGCACAGGCCCCATCGGCGAGGCGCTCTTCGCACCCAAGAAATAAGTGCTTCAGGCAACCCAGGAGGGAGGGGCTTCACCTTTTCTAACAACGAAGGCTGAAGGGGATTTTATCGAACTCTTGAACCTTCCTTCTGGGCTGCCTACTTCTCGCCCCCGCCCCCTTCTCTCGGAGGGTGCGGGGGTTTCTTGTTGTCATTGATTCGTTTTTGATCTAGCATCTCCCGCAAAGGAGGCATCAAGCCATGATCGAAAAGTTTGGGATGGCGTCCCTGGCAACGATTGATGGGGGCCGGATCAAGGTAGCGTTTGAGCAGGCCCTGCGGCGCTGCAGCGACGATTGCGAGGACAGGCCAGCTACGGACGACGCGCGAAAAGTCGTGCTGACGGCCGAGCTTGTGCCGCAGTGCGATGACATGGGCGCCTTCTCTGGCGTTGATGTCAAGTTCCATATCAAGGACTCCCAGCCCGTACGCCGATCCGCGACGTTCAACATGAAGTCCAACAAGGGCAACCTGCTCTTCAACGAGATGTCTCCCAAGGACATTCACCAGGCGACGATCGACGACGCGACCCAGCCTACGCTGGTTGAAGGAGACAAGAATGCTGGCTGAGTTTTTCGACCGACTCCGGGCCCTTTCCGTAGAGGCCAACGGGCTGAGCGTGAAGACGATCAGCGAGCTTCCCGAGTCCGTCTTCGTTCGTGAGGGGGCATCCCACCGGGTGATTTCTGTGCCGCCGACTCGGCGCCATCATACCGTCAACAACGTGCTTGGTCTGACGAACGCGGTGCTCTCCATGGCTAAGGATGGCGAGACCACCCAGCTCTTTCACGACGTTACCCGTGTCGTCGCGCATCTAGATATGCACGATCGACGAGACACAATGGGTTTGCCGCTGTGCATGAGCGCTGCCTATAATGCGCTGTGCACCCTCGCCGAAGGGCGGCGCTTCTCTCCGAAGGATGCCGTCAACTTCCTTCGGTTTGAGCTTCCGGAGACAGGCGCTGACGTTGACGCCCTTGCTGCGGTGCTCCAGAACGTGAAGCACCAAACAAGGATCGATGGCGGGGCCATCGTGCAGCATGGCCGTGAAAGCATGGGCCGCTCAGTAGAGGCCGAGGTGTCCAACTCAGACCGCATCCCTCAAGAGGTTGTGGTCAGGTGCAGCGCTTACTGCAACCTGGAGCTGGTAGACGCGACCCAGGTGAGCGTCCTGGTTGGCGTCATTCTGCATGCCGACACTGCTGCATCCCGAGACGATCTGATTGAGTTACGGATCATCGGGGACTCGCTAGACCACGCAATGGAGTCCGCTCAGTTTGGCATAGGTGCAGAGCTTCAAAAGGCTATGCCGAAGGCATCTGTGATATACGGATGCCCTTGACTGGGCCGGCTAAAGAGCCGGCCAGTCGCCATCAATCGGAGACTGCACACCTCTCCATCATAAACGTGGAGTTTTCGTCTTGCGCGATTTGCAAGGACCGAGCTACTCTGGGGATGTCCAACGAACAAAGGTCGAGCTGAACGCGCACGCCGGTTATCTACCACTGAACGGGATCGCCGAGAGGCCCCCACCCGGCAGCGCATCTCCCCGCTCGATCCTTTCGCTCTCTAACAACACGAACAATGTCGAGCTGAATGTTGTCGGTTATCGATGCACATTTATCGCGCTGCGGTCTAACCCCCGCACGTAAACCCCGACAGCAACTACTCGCTCGGCGCCTAGCACTCAGGCGAGCTGCTAAGCCTCCGGTTATCACTACGGATGATCTCCCCGGTGGCCCATTCTTCGCTCGCCCGTTCCTATCCCAGGGCCGGGAGTTCACCCTCCAAAGGCCGAGCCACGGTGGCGCAACCTGGCTTGCTCCTGGCCCTACCTCTCAAAGGAGGCGAGCTGAAGAGTCTCGGTTATCATGGAACTGTGGGTCGCGAGTTCGAGTCTCGCCCTCCTAACATCTGATAGGAGGTAGCTCAGTTGGTAGAGCAACAGTATAAAACGCCGACCCTCATCACCACGCTCGCTTCCTCTTTTTCCATGGCGCTGACCTTCCCTCCTGGAGTTGGTCGGCGCCTTTTTCGTTCCAGGAAAGACCACACACCTATCAATGAAGAACATCGCACAGCACCTCGCTAATCCGCGAACGACTTCTCCTTCAAAGCCGATCCCCGGTCGGGCGAAGGAGATGTATCGTGGGCCGGCCGGAGGGTACGTTTTCAAGACGGGGGACTGGGAACAGCTCGATCGCTTCCTAATCCTTGGCACTGAGGGTGGCACGTACTACGCAGGCGAAGGCGATCTCACACGCGCAAACGCTGAAGTCGTCGGTCGTTGCCTGAAGGAAGACCCCGAACGCACCATCGATCGCATTGCCGAGGTGTCCGTGAAAGCCCTCGCGCCGAAGAACGACTACGCAATCCTCGCGATGGCCCTGTCGTTTTGTGAGAAATCAGCGCCTACCTTGGCTCGGCGAGACGCCTTGGCGCTTGTTTGCCGTACGGGAACGCACCTCTTTCAGTTCCTGGAGATGGTCAAGGGCATGCGCGGTGGCGGGCGTTCCCTGAACGGATCGGTCCGCTACTGGCTCGACAACAGAGAGGTCGGGAAGCTGGCTTATCAGATGGTCAAATATCGGCAGCGAGAGGGATGGACGTGGCGCGATGTAATGCGCCGTTTCCGTCCAAAGCCTCCGTCTGAGCAAGCCCAGGTTGAGAGCGATCTCCTTGGCGCAGAGGAGATTCAATCTCGTCGTCTGCTCTACGAGTGGGCTTCCGGCAAGCCTGTTATTGGACGCAACTATGGCCCGATAGTTCAGGCCTTTACCGTGGCGCAATCATGCGATGATCCTGAGAAGCTGGCTGCACATATCCGGCAGACGAAGCTCCCTTGGGAGTGTGTGCCGAGCGGAATGAGCTCCAACCCCATCGTGCTTGACGCCTTGTTCGACAACATGCCCATGATGGCCACGGTCCGGCAGCTCTCGAAGCTTCAAGCCCATGGTGTGCTTGAGGGTCGGATGAATGATGCCATCGCCCGGCTGACGAACGTCGAGCAGGTCAAGAAGTCTCGGATCCACCCAGTGGCCCTCATGCTTGCTGGCTGCGCCTACGAGAAGGGGCAAGGTCGCAACCTCACTTGGACGCCCGACCCCAGAATTGTTGATGCCCTGGATGATGCCTTTCAGCTTGCTCTCAAGGATGCCGAGCCCTCCGGTAAGACAGTGCTCGTTGCAGTGGATGTTTCAGGTTCGATGCACCCACGCTACGGAGGCGGAACGGCCATGGGGATCCCCCTGTTCCATCTCGCGGGGGGCATGGCCTTGACGCACGTTCGGTTAGATAATGCTCAATGCATTGCCTTCGACTACGAGGGCGGAGCGCACGAGCGTAAGACCGGAAGGTATTGGGACGGAACTGCCGCTAAGGGTCCAGGTGTATATCCGCTTGTACTTTCAGGGAGGATGCGGTCTCAGGACGCCATGCGCGCCATCGAAGCGATCGGGGCAGGTGGCGCCACCGATTGCTCGTTGCCGTTCGTGCATGCCCTGAAGCACAAGATCAGGGTCGATGCCTTCGTGGTCTACACGGACAACGAGGGCTGGACCGGACGTTCACATCCTTCCCAGGCGCTTCAGGAATATCGCAACAAGGTCAACCCGAACGCCAAGGTCGTGTGGTGCGCCATGACGGCCGGCGGCTCAAGCCTTGGCGACCCGGAGGACTCGCTCATGCTATCCATCGCGGGATTCGACTCCTCAGCACCGAAATTGATCAGCGACTTCGTCGCCGACCGCTTCTGAGGGGAGGGGCATCTTGAGCAAGACCTGACTTTCTTGTTGCCCTTACCTGGGGCCCGCCTGGCCGGGGGGCCAGGCGGGCCTGTTTTTCTACAGCAAGAAAGCAGAAGCTTATTCAGATAGAGGGAGTTGACTGCCGAAAGGGTAGGTATGAGCAAGCAGGACAACAGCAGAGACGCCGCCCGCGATGCCAAAGTATTGGCCGCCTTCCCCCGCACGCGAGCCCGCTTCGGCCTGCGCAACCTGCTCAACGGGCTAGAGGCCAAAGGCCTTCTTAGGCTGGACCGCCCCAACGACGCCCAGCGAATGACCTTCGAAGAATGGCGCGCAAGCCGCCCCATACGCATCGACGAGTAATAGTAGCCTGAAAACAAGAGAAGCCCCTTTAGGGGGCAGCAGTCAAACGCCGAATAGAGTCCATAGCAAAGGAGCAAACAACCATGCAAGCAACCGCCAACCTTCTCCGCACAGTAGCCATCTTCGCCGCACTCGCCGCGGGCGCCTGGATGGTCTTCACGCTTCATGCCCTCGCCACCTCAGTAGGGATCTAATCTGTGGCTAAAGTAAAGCAGGCATGCGACACGCAACGCAAACAAGTCTACGCATGGGAGGACCGTCTACTCGGATCGGACGCGAGACACGACTCTGTACGATATGATTCCCTAGACGAGCTAAGAGCCTTCGTAAACAAGGTGCTAGATGACCATGGTGTGTCGTGGGCCCCTTGGGGAACAGAACTGAACGGCCGGACCTTCTATGCGGATAGATCAGAGCTGGTCCACTGGAGAAGCGGAGTGGGTCCAAAGGCCAATCGCGGAGGGGCCTGCGGATGGCGCGGCGCAGAGGGCGCACTTAGACACGGCAGACACCCACGTGTGCAATGGCTCCTTGTTAGTTCGAAGCGATGGGTTGTGCTCCACGAGACTGCTCATCTTCTTTGCGACCAACTTGGCGACGTTCATGCAGCCGGCCATGGGGGGGTCTTCATGCGAACCTATATCGAGCTGCTGTCAAAATACCTCCCCACCCTTCAGGGTAGATTTACCTGGCTAGAAAAGCACGCACGCAAGGCTAGGCTCAGGGTATCAAGGAGCTCGATCCTTTCGCCCAGATGGAAAGTTCGGCCTGGAGAAGTGGGCAAGCCATCCAACTGCATCGAGCGGCCGAGCGATATCATCAGGCGCATAGCGCGCGCCAACCCCAAGGCCAAGTTCTCTGAGAAGGTGCGCCTCTGCGTAGTCGAGGGAGTCAACCCAACCACGGCGGAAGGCGTGCTCGTACGATTCATGAGGACAGGGAAATGAAAAGACAAGAGGCCTGTTGCCCGAAATGCGGAGGCAGAGTTGGATTCCATTATGTCGTCAGGGTGAAGAGGATTGGCAAATGGGGAACTACTGAACACGAAGATGATGCTTCAGTTTTTCCTCAGTTTGCTCTTTGCCTTGAGTGCGAAGGACGAACAAGGCTGACATCAGCCGAGCGTCCACCATTGGAGCTCTCGCCTCATAGCAGCGACTTGCGGCCAGAGGATATGGATCTAGCCGAGGCTGTAAATGATCTGGCGAGGCATGGGGCGGCAGGGGACCCTATTCAGTGGCGTGCAGAGAAGACCATCCCTAGTGGCCTTTGCAGTCTTATGCCGGACACCACCAAGGCCAAGTCCATCCGTATCAAATACTGGGGACCCAACGGACTCATTCGGCATGGTGGCACGCTGTGCGGTATGGTTAAGGACAGAAGGACAGGGGGCAATCTGAGATGACGAAGAGTAGTGGCAAGAACAGAACCAGAATGGAAGTCAATCTTTCAGGAGTTGCCTTTGATCTGGCCCCGCCCGATATGGTGAAGGGGATGTCTGAGATCAAGACGGCCGGAAACGGCAGGACATTCCATGGTAGATTAACCAAGGACGAGGCAGTCACTCTGCGCAACGAATATGCACGCCAGATCATAGCTGGCGGGAATAATCCAGGCCATGGCGCCCTGCGGAGGGTATTGCAGCGGATGAACGAGGACCTTCGGAGGCTCCGTTGGTGGTAAATCGAAACGAAATTCAGCGGGCACAACAAAGGCTTTTCGCTTCTCGCCGAGCCCTTGTCCGGTGGGAAAATCTCCAATGGGATTATCCGGACAGGTCAAAGGACTGGAAGCTCAACTGGGATGCGCTAAAACTTGTCGAGGCTGATGCCAAGGCGAAGCTCACGCGACTCACCATATCCATGGACATCCGGCACGGTATATCAGGAGAAGAGGCAGCAGCTCTTCTTTGTCGAGTTCGCAAGGCTGCAGGCTTCGCTGCCTTTGTGGATCTTATCCATGGATGGATAGGGAGCGGGCAATCAGAGAGGGCATTCCTTCTGCTCGTGAAGATCAGAACCTCAGAGGAACTCGCATATCGCATCATTGAAAGATGGCCTCTCAGCGAAGATGAATATCTGCTTGGACATTCAGTGCTCCAAGTCCTACCCGAAGAGGAGCGTGCGCTCAGGCTTGCTGTCCTACTTGAGGATCTCGGTACATACGACTGGCCCTGGATCATTTACAGCGCATAGTAATTCTCTCAAGCTGATTTCAAGAAAGCCTGCATCCAAATGAGCGAAGTCTATGTCAGAGCAAAGAATGCAGCCTTCTATCTCAACCCTATCCTGGCTTGCCCTCGCGGTCTCATCCTCTTTGAGGAAGGGGAACCACTGCTTGTGATCTGGAATGACCGAGACAATTATGACAGGTTCATGGAGATTGTGCGCGACATGCTGGGCGACAGTCGCGGCTGGTCCATTGTGGCCCTCCTTTCTGAACAGCCCATGCCAGTCGTCACGACGCCGCCGCCGCACCGCGAGCATATGGCCCGCGTCTACCGACTGAAGCTGAGCCGGCGGATACCAACACCCTCATTGAGCGGGGGGCACCTGAAGTACCGCTCACGGGTGCCGGCTGATATCCCCATCGTTGACTTGCCTTCGCATCCCAACGACGCATACGAAATCTGAACGCACACCTCAAGTAAGAGGCTTCAGAATGCCGAAGAGACCGGCATGAAGAAAACGGAGATCAAAGACCCCGACCGAAACGCGGCGGGGCGCTGGAGGCAGGGTTCATCCAAAAGGATGGGCCCTGCTTTTCAATTTACCGGAACTGTTCAACCTTCATCTCGCTTGCGGGACGCGCGACCGTGATGGCCGACAAAGCAGAGGTTGAGCGATTCACACACGGATGGAGTAGGGACCTATTACGCATTGAGGGCCGTTCGAGAATCATGCGCGCAACTCACTCTCTCGGGGTAGCCCTGGTTCTTCTAAGGATGTGGGGAGAGGATGATGAAGCTCTCGGGACAGACATCGGTCATGCCTTGGAGCTTCTCCTGGCTAGAATTGAATCCATGGACCGAGATCAAAAACTGAAAGAGGGTTGACAATGTGCCTCCGCCACTGTGCGGTGGAGGCATGCAACCCATCGCTGAAATAAGAGTCAAACCTGGCATTGCAAGCACTGAATTGTGGAGCAAGCTCCTGATCCAATTGGTGTTGATCCTCAACAAGAAAATCGGTCTCGGGATCGACCTTGATGGAGAGACAGCGATGCTAATCGTAGCCGGCCTTGAGGGCCTATATCAAGCCGGTCGCCCCCTTGTCAAGCGCGCCGCCTACCAGGCGCGAACTGAGGTGACTGTCAAATGAAGCGAGCCCTCCTTGCTCTCCTCCTTTGCCTTGCGCCTGCATCGAGTTGTTCGGGATTGTTGACCGTAGACCCATCTACAGGCAACACGACGATCAACCTGAAGCTCCTTCATCTTCGAATAGCCCCCCTTGTCGCATCTACCGGCACGTGGGCGAACGCCTTCGATGCCGCTGGAGATGAAGACACGGCATCAGCCTTTCGATCATTCAGCGAAACACTGGGAGCAATTGATGTCGCAGTTGTTTCAGGAATAGAATCGGGTGGCGTTGGAGACATACAGTCGATAATGTCGATTGCCATCGATCAGCTCGATGAGCTGGCAATGCTTGTTCTTGATGATGGCGATCGTCAAGCAGAATATTTGATTTGGATCGGCATTGCTCAGGCATTGCTAGGACAAATCATTGCCTCTGTTTGAAAGCAGGAATGACTGCTTTGATTTTCGATTGGGATATGAGTAGCCTCCACCGCACTTAGAGCCAATCCTCATCATCCCTCTCGCCGAAGCTGATCCTCAACAGCGTCGGCCCTGTTGCCTCGGCCATCCACCTTGCGCGTCCCACTCGCGCAAGGCCAACATGGTCGGGGCACTTTTTTTGTTGACATCGGTTCGCCACCTACTACGCTGCGCGCATGGCATCAATCAAAGTGGGAGTTCAGCTCGCAAGGCTGACGGTGGCGCTCGCGCAAGCAAGAGAAGACGAGGCCGAAGCGAAGCTAAGAAGGATCAGTCGCGAGCAAGCGATTATTGACTTCGTAGACTTCAGGCTACCGGAAGGTCAGCAGACATACACCATTCCGGATGGGTCTGAGTCTCGTTGCAAGGTTGTTGTCAAGCAACCGATTTCATCCACGTTTGATTCGAAAGCTTGGCCCTTTGTGCGTGAGAGTGTCCATCCTGATGCGCGCCTTGCTGTGCGGACCAAATATGAGATCGACACAAAGGTCGCACGTACAATCCAGAAGGATATGCCAACAGAGTGGAGACGGATTGCCAAACTTCTCACGCGCAGCCCTGGCAAGGTATCCGTCGTCATCCAAGAAATCGAAACGGAGCACGCATCCTAGATGGCAATTTCTCTTTCCAACATCACTGGCGGCCAGTCCATAAGACCCCCCAAGATCACGGTCTATGGCGTTGGCGGCATCGGCAAGACCACCTTTGCATCTATGGCCCCGAAGCCTATCTTCCTGCCAACGGAGGATGGCATCGGCTTGCTTGATGTGAAGCGTTTCGAATTCGAGCGAGAGGGCGGACGCAAGGACGCGATCATTCGATCGTGGCAAGAGCTGCTAGATTGCGTTTCGGCGCTCTGCACGGGGAAACACGATTACCAGACCGTCGTCGTGGACACGCTCGACTTCGCCGAACCCCTCTTGTGGAAGCACACCGCTGAGAAGTATTCCAAGCCCGACATCGAAGACTTCGGCTATGGGAAAGGCTACGTCTACGCAGTAGACGAGGCGCGCAGCCTTTTGGCCGGGCTGGACATGCTTCGAGACCAGCGCGGCATGAGTATCATTCTCTTGGCGCACTCGGACACGAAGAAGTATGACGCCCCTGATCATGAGCCATACGATCGTTATAAGCTCCGCCTTCACGACAGGCTCGGCAACCTAGTCCACGACTGGTCGGACGCGCTGCTATTCGCCAACTGGCGCTCGCACATCGTCAAGGACGTGAAGGGATCGGGCAAGTCAAAGAAGGAAACGGCGCGTGGTGTGGGACAAGGTGAGCGCGTGATGTACACAGAAGAACGACCAGCATGGTGGGCAAAGAATCGCTATCGTCTGCCCTTGGAGCTTCCCATGAATTGGGAGGCATTCCAGGGCGCGGTGGCGGCCTCTGTTGCTGCGTCGAATCCGAAACAGGCCATAAGGCCAAAGGAAGACAAGCAAGATGGCAAGAATTGATTTCGACCCTAACGCACAGCCTGCAAATGAGGCCCTTGATCCGCTGCCCTCTGGATGGTATGCAGCGCAGATCGTTGCGTCAGAAATGAAGCAAAGCAAGTCGAGCAGCGGCCAGTATCTGCAGCTCAACTTCGAACTGCTGGAACAATACCACCCACAACATAAAGGCCGGAAGGCCTTCGAACGGCTCAACCTGATCAATGATAACGCAACTGTCGTATCAATCGCTCGCGGCGATCTGACGAAGATTTGCCAGTCGCTGATGATGATGCAGGTCGTCTCAGATTCGGAACTTCTCCACCACAAGCCGATTGCTATAAAGCTGAAAATTCGGCCTGCCTCTGGAGAATATGCACCCAGTAATGAAATCTGCGGTTACGACTCCATTGCCAACCGCATCCCCAATGCACAGCCTTCTACTGTGCAGCCCGCGGTGACGCCTGGCGTTGCGCCGGCACAAGCCCTGGCCCAAGCCGCGACAACGCCGACCGGCGCACCGCCGGCCGGAGGCATCCCTCCCTGGCAACGCTAAGGTGGCTCGCCTGCCCGAGCAGGCTGATCTGACCTCTGGCGCCATCTACAAGGTCCACACGGACGCGGCCTCCGACTGGCGGAGGCCGCACTTGGGCGCATCTCAGATCGGCAAGGAGTGCCTACGGGCGCTCTGGTATTCCTTCCGCTGGGCAACCCCGCCCAGCTTCGACGGCCGTATGCTTCGGCTGTTCAACCGCGGAGACCGCGAAGAGGCTCAGTTGGTGGACGAACTGACTCTCGCTGGCGTCGAACTGCATGCGGTAGACTTTCAAGGGGAGCAATACCGCGTCTCGTATCATGGGGGTCACTTCGGAGGGTCCTGTGATGGCGTAGGAATCGGATTTCCCGAGGCTCCAAAGACGTGGCACCTTTTTGAAGCGAAGACCGCGAACGATCGCTCCTGGAAGGATCTCAAGAAGAAGGGCGTTCGAGAGTCTAAGCCCGAGCACTTCGACCAGATGCAGACCTACATGCATGGGCTGAAACTGAAGCGGGCGATTTACATTGCTGTCAACAAGAACGACGACCAGCTCTACGTCGAGCGGGTGAAATTCGACAATGCCCACGCCGAAGGCATCATCGCCAAGGCGAAGATGGTCATTGATGCCGAGACGCCGCTCTCGAAGATCAGCGAGGACCCCTCCTGGTACAAGTGCAAGTGGTGCGACTTCTCCGAGATATGCCATGACATGAAGCATGACAAGGTGGACCGGAACTGCCGAACCTGCGTCAGCGCAACACCCACCCCCAACGGCGAGTGGCATTGTGAGATGAAGAACATCTATCTCGATGTCGATGCCCAGCGCGACGGATGCAACAAGCACATCCTGATCCCCGACTTTGTAGATGGCAAGCCTCTCAAGTTCGACAAACTTGGGCGGAGCTTGGCTTACGAGAACGGACTCGTGGACCACGGTGGGGAGATCAAACATTCGGGGTTGCTATTCCATGATGCCAAGCAACCGAAGCAGGTGGACGACGAGCATTAAGAATGAGCAACAATAATGACAATGTTCAGTGCGATGCCTGTGGCGTCGATTTCACTGTCTCAATTGCAGTCGGCGGATTCCTATTCATGTCAAAGGCTATCTGTCCGATTTGTGCGCCAAACTGGGAGAGTACGGCCAAGAACTACAAGGAGACGCACTTCATTACGAAAAGGTGTCCAGACGGGAAGCCGTTCGCTGACTGGGTGAGAGAGGATCTGAGATAGTAAAGCTCCTGGGCGGAGAGCGGGGTAGGTTTGAGGTGTTCCTAGAAACCCCCTCAAACCAAAGCAAAGACAATGGCAAAGAAGAAAAAGAAGGCCGCCAAGAAGGTGACCAAGAAGGCAGTCAAGGATGGGATTCACCTTGTGATCTCCCCGCCCAACATGCAGGTCGGTGAGTTCGAAATTGGAAACGCTGGCCTGAGCAGTCCGTATGTTCAGAACAAGTTTTCTACCCGCGATAAAATGGTGGTCGTGGCGAAGCAAAAGCTTGGAGAGAGCGCCAAGAAGCCAAAGCGCAAACCCAAGGACTTCGGAGCGATTTACGAGGGATCGATGCACAAGTCCGTTGAAGGCTGGCGTGGGATTCCCGCAACAGCCTTGCGCAATGCCTTGATCGACTCCTGTCGCATATCCGGCTACGCCATGACAAAGGCCAAGCTGTCTGTCTTTATTTTGGCCGACGGCAACGATCCAGATGACAACACACCGCTGATAAAGATCACCGGAAAACCCCATCGGGTGGACTCCACTGTCCGGCTCGCAACAGGGGTTATGGACATCAAGCCAAGAGCCCATTGGGCTTCTTGGAAAGCAAAGGTCCGCATCATGTTCGACGCCGATCAATTCAGAGTCGAAGATATCGCCAACCTCTTGGCGCGCGCTGGACTTCAGGTAGGTATCGGCGCCGGTCGACACAACTCAAAAGACAGCTTCGGCATGGGCTGGGGCTGTTTCAAGATTCTCAAGTAGCTCATCCATGCGCTTCCATGTAACGAAGGAGATGCGGGCGGAGCTTCAGGCTTTGAATGACCAGAATGGCAAGCTAAGCGAGGCCATGATTATTCAGGCGTCGAAGCGCAAGTCTAGCGCGTTCCATTCTATGTTCCTTTGGGACGACGAAAGGGAAGCCGCTAGGCAGGGCCGACTAGTGATAGCCCGAAGCCTGATCTGTTCTGTTCGCATCCTTCCATCCGAAGCCAAGACCCTTCAATGCTCTGTCAAGATCAGGAAGTTCCATGGCCTTGGAGCAGGGTATAAAGACATCAACGAGATCGCCAAAAGCAAGGATCTCAGAAAGGCACTCCTCGATAGAGCGCTGGAGGAACTTGACTCTCTCCGGCAACGGTATGGGCTCCTAAAAGAGCTCGATGCCATCTTCGAAGCGCTTGATCGCGCCAAGAGGAATAGACGACGGCGAAAGTAGCCGTCGCATTCAAAGCGGGCGAAGCGCAGCCGGGCACAGCACGGCCTAGCAGAGCCGAGCCCAGTAAAGCGAAGCGGACCGAGCTGAGTGGAGCGAAGCGCTGCCGAGCCAAGCGTGGCACATCTGAGCGGAGCGAAGCGGGCGAAGCCTAGCCAAGCGCAGCCTGGCCGAGCCAAGCACGTCTGAGCGCAGCGGGCAAAGCCGAGTAAGCATAGCTAAGCTAAGCGTAGCTGAGCTTAGCCGGCCTAGCACAGCGCTACCTAGCGTAGCAATGCGCGGTGTGGCACAGCGGGCTAAGCTGAGTAGAGCCTAGCACAGCGATGCATGGCGAAGCACAGCGGGCTAAGCTCATCTGAGCGCCGCAAAGCACAGTTGTGCTTAGCGGGTCAGAGCCTAGCTGGCGAAGGCCAACGCCCCGCCGTAGGAATAACACCCTGCGGCGGGGCAACTTCGTTTATGGTGTCGAAGAATGATCCGACTCCGCGACTACCAAGCAGAGGCACTCGATGCCTTGTGGAAGTATTTCGGCTGTGCCGAGGGCAATCCGCTGCTTGTATTGCCCACAGGCTCGGGCAAGAGCGTCATCCAAGCGGAGTTCATCCGGCAGTGCGTGGAGACCTGGGAGGGCACGCGCGTGCTTTGCCTGACGCATGTGCGTGAGCTAATCCAGCAGAACTTCCTGACGCTGCGAAAGCTCGCACCTACGTTGAACGACGTGGGCATTTATTCTGCTGGCATGGGGTTCCGCGACACGCGGAGCCAGGTGCTCTTCGCCGGCATTCAATCGGTCTTCCAGCGCGCCGAAGAACTAGGCCGGTTCGACATCGTCCTTGTGGATGAGGCACATTTGATCCCGAAGAGCGGGCACGGCAGGTATCTGACTTATCTTCAGGCGCTACACGAGATCAACCCGGGCGTCCGCGTGGTGGGCATGACCGCCACGCCCTATCGGCTTGACGGCGGCTTCCTGCACAAAGGCAAGGGCATCGCAGGGCCTCTGAAGGGCGCCTTCAAGTCCCGCATCTTCGATGCTATCTGCTACGACGTTCCGATCGAAAGGCTGGTACGGTCCGGCTACCTTTGTGGGCTGGTGGCTAAGCGTCCCAGGGCTGGCGTCATTGACACCTCGAACGTAAAGAGCGCCACAGGCGACTTCAAGAAGGACGAACTAGAGCAGGCCGCAATGGCTGCCGATGTCCACGCTGCCGTTGAGGAGATGGTCCGCGAGGGATCGGCTCGCAGGGCCTGGCTGATCTTCGCCTGCGGCGTGGACCACGCCGCCCAGGTGAGCGAGGCCCTGTTACGAGCAGGAATCGAGAACGAGGTTATACTGGGGACCACGCCCAAGGCCGATCGCGACGCCATCATTGCCAAGTACAAGGCCGGCGAGCTTCGTTGCATCGTCAACGTGGGAGTGCTGACCACGGGGTTCGACGCACCCCAAGTGGATCTCTTGGGGTTGATGAGACCTACACAGTCAACTGGTCTCTATGTGCAGATCATGGGGCGCGCCATGCGCATTGCCCCTGGTAAAGAGAACGCACTGGTCATGGACTTCGGCGGCAACGTCGAACGACACGGGCCAGTCAATAAGGTCAAGCCGAAGCGCGGGCCCAAAGACATCGAAGGGGTCATCGTCAAAGTCTGCCCCGCGTGCCAAGCCTACTGCCCCATGGGTTCGACTGTGTGCGATCACTGTGGCGCGAAATTCCCCATCCCAGAGAAAGGAGCTGGGCCTGAAGTTGACCGTCACGGCCGAGAGGCTGGTACGATCGATCCACTGGAGCTTGTTGCTCCGTGGCTTCGGGTCGATTCAATATGGCCACGACAGCACTTCAAGGCTGGAGGAGGCATCTCCTCATTGCGCATCGACTACGTATGCGGCATGAGGACGGTTTCCGAATGGGTGTGCTTAAATCACAATGGATTCGCAAGGGAGAAGGCCGAGCGGTGGTGGATAAACCACGTCTCGCCTGGCGCCATCCCAGCCACCGTCGAAGACGCTCTGGAGAGAACCGAAGAAATTGTCGAGAATATCCCTAGATGGATTCAGGTTTCTAGGGAAGGATCGTATGACCGCATCAAACGAGTGAGCTGGTCCGAGCAGGACATGACACTCCAGAACCAGGAGAATCGATGAGAGTGGAGCAGCTAGACGAGCGTAAGCGTCTCACGGGAATCCATCGGGAGATCCAAAAGGCCGAGGGTAGCGTCATTTCGAGAGAGATTGCACACGACAGGGAGATTGTGGCACAGGCATTTCAAACCAATACTCACGAGGTCTGGTCCCTTCGGGATCGACTCCAACAAGCAGAGAAGGATCGAAATTACTGGAAGGCCAAGGCAAAGAGACGCTCGCTACTTGAGTTATTGTTAGGAGTAAACCGATAATGAAGAAGCGTAAGCGTGGCGAACGAATATATACTGCTATCTCAAAAGAGGAAGTCGCGGACATCAGAAAAAACTGGAAGAGGGGCATCTTCACGCAAAGGCGACTCGCTTTCGTTTATGGAATTTCGCAGGCATATGTCAGCCTGATCGTGCGCGGCAAGAGGAGGCTGTTATGACCCAACTCCCTTTCCAGAAGCAAGAGCGCGTTCTCAAGGGATGGATGAAGCGCGTGTGGGCCAAGGCCCTCATGCAGATCAAGAAGACGCCCATCCCCGTTTACACCGAGAGGCAGTTTCAAGCCCAGGCAACCAGGCTGCACAAGTACCGGATCAAGGAGATCAAGAAGGTTCAGAAGGCGAGCTTCCTTCAGTTCTGTCAGCTCAAGCGCGAGTGGGAGAAGGTGGCGATGCCCCAACAAGAGCCAGTCGTCTTCACGGAGATCAGCTCGTGCGACTTTAAGAATCCTACACACTACGACTATCGCCCTCCTCAGTGGGGGCGCGACCTGGCAATCATGGTGCGCATGTCTTCGCAGATGCTTGACTTAGCCCCCATGGGCGATCAGCGCGAATATCTTTGCGAGATGATCGAATATGAGGTGAATCGTCAAGTCCGTCAATCGCTTATGCATGCCAATATGGTGCGCGCATGAGCGACTACACAAAAGAGCCATGGGAATACGTGCCGATGGAGCCAGGTAGGCACCGCTTCGTAGAGATCAAGCGAGTAGACTATGCGCGAGCCGTCGCTTGCGTGAATGCCTGCGAAGGCCTCGCCAACCCCGGGGCTATCAAGGGGCTCATACGCTTTGTTCGTGCTGCACTAGCTCACGAGCCAGACAGGATCTATCCCGAATTTGACAGCGAAGCTGCCGAACTCTTATTAGAGAAGCTCGATGAGTGATCTTGAGCGTGGGATGATCTATGCTGAGGAACCACAACAGTGCGATAAGTGTGGAAGGATACGAGAACTGAGTGACGAGTGGTGCGAAGAAGTTCAGGCCTGGCGCGTCTGGCATGAGGGCGCTTGGCAATGGTGGACTCCGGTGCAGGGAATGTACGCCGGCCTAGTCAGGGCGAGGCTAGTGAGACCCTACAAGGAGAAACTCAATGAGCAGCAACGAGCCGAGCAAGAAGCTGATCGATCTTGTAAGTCAGGCGGAGTTTGTGGGAATCGAAATGAAGAAACGCTACACGGCTCCGTACAAAGAAGAACTCGTCGAGATTGCCACTGACATCTTCGGTGAGAAGATCGGCAAGCTAGTCCGAAGAAGCCTGGACGACATACCCACATATCGTGGTTGTGACCTTTGCGCACACTACATACATGGCAAGCGCTGCGCTGCGAACAATTCTGCTGTAGTCCCTGACGA